TGCACCTTACCGTCAAACATAGCGCAGCCGAGGAAATCGTAAGCATTTTCGCGAGTAACAAATGCCGAGGTTACTGTAATATCCTCGGGCATATTACCAATATAGCCGAGGTAGATGTTACCAAGAAAAGCCTCGTGCGTTGTAATTCTGTCGTCAAAGGAAACAGGGTAGCCCATAATGCGATATGCGCCGTTATCCTCGGTAATAATATTATCTTTGCTATTATCCATAAGCGGATGGAAGTCAGCAAAGAAAGTTGTTTTTGACATGAGCCATTCTGCGCCCTTGTCATAACCACCGTTAAGCAGCGTAACAAGCGCTCTTGTGTTTGCCGCAGTAAGTGAGCCTGTTTTGGCAACAGTAACAGAGTTTGTAGCGTCCCAGGTAATCGCGTTAATTCCCTGCGCCTCGCTATTGCCGCTACCAAAAATAATCAGCTTGCTAATCTGCTCTGCAATCTTGCGTCCAATTTTATTTACAAGCCAATTTTCGAAAGCGTCAATAGACATTCTCTCAACAGATTTCGAAATGGTAACAAGTTTTGTTACCTCGTAGCCTGCCAATACCACGTCTACGAGCTTATCGTCGTCAGCTGTGATTACTGCGCCCTCTGCGTGGGTCTTGCCTTCAATGGTAGTTCCTTCTGCGGGTACTTTTACGCCGCCAGGCACGCGAAGCAAGTCGATTTTATCAAGCAACGGACAATACTGTTTTACTTTCTCGACAATCTTGTTTTGCGTGATTGTAGGTACTACGGAGCCCGCAGAGCTGGCGGCTGTAGTAAGTGCTCTTTTTTCCGCCTCGGAAAGTTCGAGTCCTCTAATGCTGCGCAGCCAAGCCGTTCTGTATTCCTGTTCGCCGCCAGCGCTGCCGCCAGCGTTGCCGCCAGCGCGAGTAACTACAGGGTTTGTAATTTCTTTTGCAGGGATAGCGCCCGCGTTGATAGCGTCAGCTGTTGCCTTTCTCTTTTCGAGTTGCTTAAACTCACCGTCAAGGTCGCGCAATTCCTGTTCGATCTCGTCGAGGTTTACCTCGTCTGTGCCTTGGAGCAAAGCGCGAAGCTCTGCTTTGCGGTCGTTAATTTCCTGCATACGTTTAATAATGGTCATGGTGCAATTCTCCTTTTTCAAAATAAATTTGTGCTTAACAGTAGGTTAAAGCTATTAGCTTTTGACGGCGCTTGCGTTCCTCCAACGCCTTAAACTCTTTCTCGTGCTCCTCCGAAAAAAAGCTCCTTGCCGTTGTTATGCTTGTTTCGTTGTATGCGGCAAAATCCACCGCCGAAACGTCAAACAGCTTTTTTATTTTAGTTATCGTTCTTGTGTGGGTTTCTCTATCGTACGAGCACTCCCTCACAATAAACGAAAAACTCATTTTGTCAATGCGGCGTTTCAACACATCACGGTATAAATTACGGTGCCGCTCGTCCTCTTTATCGAGGTACACCGCAATGTTGAGTCCTCTATCCGACACGGAATAGTCGAGGCTTTTGTTACGCGTGCGGGCGTATACGGTCGAGTCGTTCTGTCCGTGATTTCGATTAAAGATAAAGTCCGACATGTCGCAGCCGTCAAGAGCTCCGCGCGCTATAACCTCCTTGTACTGTATACCGTCCATCTCGCAAATAACAGTAGGGCTATCAAATACAATAGGCATGCCTCGCAGAGTAAGCTCGTCGCTGTTTTCATCAGGAGCAGCAAACGGGGCTGCTGCTCTGTACTCTCGTTCGTTTGGTTTGTAAGGCATTTTTATTCCTCCTCTCCGTTTTTCTTGCTTTTTTTAGAGGGCGCTGTGCCCGTGGTATCGTCGCCTTGGTTTTCTCCGTCGTCGGGCGGATCGTTTTTCTTTCCGTTATTGTCTAATTGGTACTCGTCTGCCTTGTCGGCATTAACCATATTAAGAGTTTGTACGCGGCGCTTGCCTTCCTCTCCGCCAATAGGCGAAAAGCCGAGTGTTACTAATGCCTGGTCTAGCATTAAAGCACCAATTTCGGATAAGTATTTAACAGCCGCCAGCTTGTCGGATAGTTTCGCATACTGGAATTTGTTGCCCTCTGCGACAATTTCGTTACCAAAGCCGCGCTCCTTGCGGGTAAAGAAACAATTTGTAAAAGCTTGCTCAAGCTGCATATAAAACGGCTTGATTTCGCCCTCGTAAAAGTCGTCCTCTTCCTCTGGCGTGGCTTTGTTTTGCACTATGTTATCGTTTGTGCCTATGTAGTCGTATATTTCAGTCTTGATATATTGCAGTTGTCCTTGCGGCAGCGGTGTTTGCTTTTCGTTGATGGGGGTATACTCGTATTTGTTGTCGGTAACAATTACGCCCGCTCCGTTGCTTTCCATTTTGAGATTATCTCTTATAAAGTCGTCGCGGCGTGCTCTCAAATCCTCGGTTTTGGTGGAAGCTTGAATTTTCAAAATACCACGAATGACAGCCACAAGCTCGGCAAATTTAGACATGGATTGATTAAATGTGTGCGCCGTTTCCAGTACAGGCAATAAGGCTTTATTGCTACTGCCGAAAAGCTCGTTATCGGCAAACATTGAGCCGATATGTATAATGTCCGCGTATGGGAAAGTATAGCTTTTACCGTTGTAAAAGCGGAATTTCAAATACAAGTCGCCCTGGTATTCAAGTAGCTTAATTTCCTGGGCGTTGATGTTATATAAAGCCTCGAGCTTTCCCGTGTATTCATTCCATACGGGGAAAATAAAAGCGTTGTTATAGAGCTTGTACTGTGCGGCAAGGCAATAATAGAATTTATATGCCGTTGAAAGCGGGTTAGGCTGATACTGCAAAATATAATTAAGCGAGCTACCCTCCACATCAAGTAGCTTTCCGTCACCCTTGCGGATATGGCGCGGCTGCACTCTTGCCGCCCTGCGGGCGAACGAATGAATAGCGGCTCGGACGGTGTTTGCCTCCCATGCGTTACCTGAGAAAGGTACAAAATTTGATTGAGAGGAATTTAAGAGCCGATATTCAGAGTAGCCGTCGTTATTTTGCGGCTTTCTCCCGAAAATAGTTTCAAAAAGCCCCCGTTTTTCTTTCATTGTCTCACCCCACGTTATACATAAAGTCGTCATAGTATTTTACATAGATAACCCAAGCGTTTAATAGCGATACAGCCCCGTCAATACGGCGTTTGTCGGTTATTTTTACGGGCTGTATGTTATTTAATCCGCTTTTTTTTACTGCCGTATTAGATAGGCACCAAATTAAAATCGGGTTATTATTATAATTAACAATTTTGTCGGCAAAAGCCGCGCCCATTTCTCTCATGGGTTGACTCCAAGTAAAAGCTCCCTGCGCTACAGGCTCCATAGTAAAGCCGTTGCTTTTCATTTCTTCCACCCAATAGCCCGCCAAAGCTCTATCGTAGCCGACTTTGAAAGCATCTATTTTGTGTTCGTCGCGCATTTGGCAAAACCACGCTGTTACATCACTAAAATTAACTCGGTTGCCCTCACATAAAGTAAGTAAGCCCCGTTCTGCCCAAAGGCGATACGGCGCTTCGTTTGTGTTTTTCTCTTCTAGGTGTTCGACTCGAGCCTGCGGGAGGAAATAATGCTGCAATACATATACCGTATTATCGGCAGGTTTTCGTATTAGCAGCGTTGCCGCGGTTAAGTCAGTAGTTGCCGAGAGGTCGCAACCACCTATAGCATAGGTGTTATATACCTCGGACATATCAAAAGTGGCAGGGTTTTTAATTTGCTCAAAAGATAACCATACATTACTTTCGTTTTCGCGTATGTTAAAGTCTTTGCACAATACGCCCGCGAGGTCGGCAGGGTTATTTTTGGCTCTTTCCACAAAAGCGGCAAGGGTTTTGTATTGCTTGATTTTTCCTAGTCCTGGATTTGCTTTAATCCACATTTGCGGGTTGGTCCATTCCTCGCGGCTGTCGAGCTCGTACAGTATCGGCAAAAACGTATCGTCTTTTTTTGTGCCGTCCGCGAGTTCGCAAGCGAGCTCGTACATATTGTCAAAAATACACTCTCTAAGCGTACCCGCTGTTGTTATCATTACGACAAGGGGCTGTCTGCGGCTCGAGGTCGATTGCTTCATTACCTCGTAAAGGTTTCTGTCGCGGATAGCGTGCAGCTTGTCTATAATTACTCCGTGAGAGTTTAACCCGTCAAGTGTATTCGAGTCCGAGGCGAGAGCCTCAAAAACAGAGGAGGTAGCAGGGAAATAAATATCATTTCGCCGCTTTTTGACAACCGCTCGCAGCTCGGGCGATTGCTTAACCATATTGACAGCTTCGGTAAGTACCTTTTTTGCCTGGTCTTTTTTTGTCGCTACGGAGTATATTTCCGCCGCGCCCTCATAATCGGCAATAAGCATATATAACGCAATGCCCGAAAGCAAAGTTGACTTGCCGTTTTTTCGTCCACACAAAAACATAGTTTCTCTAAAACGGCGGTAGCCAGTTTCTTTTTCAAGCCAACCAAAACACAGCTGTATAAATGCTTTTTGGAATAATTCAAGCTTAAGCGGAGCCCCGATAGTTCCTTGTGATTGCTTGCAAAAAGTTTCGATAAAGAGTATAGGGCGCTCGCCCGTTTCCTCGTCGAAATAATACGGAAAATCGGCAGGCGGTGCCTCCATTTCAGCAACAAGCCGAGAATATACCGTCCTTACGCGACGGCTCGTTACTATTTCGCCGCTTTCTATGCGGCTATAGTATTCTTTAACCCAATTCAATTATTTTTTACTACCTTGTTTGGTTTAGTGGCAAACATCATAAGAGCTTGTCCCGCTTTGTCTGCCTCTGTATTTGGCGAAAGGTCGGAGAGTTGCTTAATGGTGGCATTATAATTCTTTACCATTGCGTTATATGGTTGTAAAAGAGGGTGTGCGCGCTCGATTTTATAAGTACCCTGCTGCATTTCGACAACGAGCCCGTCCTCGTTAATTTTTGCCTCCATATCCTCCAACGAAACAAGCATATAAGCGGCGCGCTCAATTAATTTTTTTGCGATTTCGAGCTGTTCTTTGGCTAGGTTTTTGTATATTTTTTTTATTCTGTTTTGCTCTTTCTTTTGTCGCGCATATAATGTAGAATCCACTTAAAAACTCCTTCCTTTTGGTTTTAGGGTAGGGGGTAATACACGCAAGGGGCGGTCATAAAAGGGGCTTCAACTCGGTTCATAAAAAACAGTATCAAACTTTTGAGGTGGGGGGGATATTCTGCCGCGTTTCTGCTGTGTATTCCGTCGCAGTACGTACCTCTATTGCAACAACATTGATAGCGTTAAGCATTAACTTTGAGCCCTCTACTGTGTCAAGCATTACAGTACCCTCTTCAAGAGCAGCAGCAAGCCGCTCTTGAAAATTAGCAGTAGTAGCCTCGACATAAAAGGAGAC